CCCGATTCCGTTCTGGAACCTGCGCGTCATCATGGACGAACTCGAATCCGAGATGGCGACGACCGAGTTTCTCTCCGCCAGTCCCCAGATCCAGCAGGGATTTGTCGGCTTCTGGAACAAGTGCCGCGAACATCTCATGGCCGCGTCCGAACGGCGCGAAAGTGGGGCGGAACAGCAGCAGATCCAGGGTGCCGTCGCCCAGGCTGCCCAGCAAGCCGCCGCGAAAGCCGCCGCCGAAGCGATTGACATGGCGATGGATCAATTCAAGGCCAGTCAGCAGGTTGCCCCACAAGCGCCCCAGGCGTTGGCCCAGGCGATGGCGCAGACGCAACAGTCGCCCCAACAACCCCAGTAATGCCCTTCACGAAAGTCGGGCGTGACACATTCACGAGTCCTAGTGGCCGCACCTTTACCAAGAAACAGGTGGAGCTGTATTACGCCACCGATGGATTTAAATCTCGAAAGGTGCGTCGGAAAACCAAGGCCAAGTCTACCGGGACCGCGAAGACTCGACGACGCACATCTTGACAAAGATCGTCTCTGATTTTTATACTGCGTCGATGCACTGACCACCTGTGGCCGATGCGAACACGGGCCGAGAACACGCGCTGGGGATTCATCGGCAGATGAACACCCCCATCCGCACTCACGGACCACTCGACTGAGGAGACTGCGATGGCAGACGAAAACGTACCCGTTGCCCCCGAGACGCCCGTAGATGGCGGCGGCGAAGGGACAACACCGGAACAAACAGACGCAGGAGGTGATACCTCATCCGGCGCATGGCCGGCGGAAGCACAAGCCGAATATACGAGGAAAACACAAGCCCTCGCGGACGAACGCAAACAGTGGGACACCCAACGCACCCAGCAGGCGCAGCAGTTGCAGCAATATGCGCAGCAGATGCAGCAACAGCAGTATGCGCGTCAGGCACAGCAACAGGCAACGCAGGGACAGCAAAGTCAGCAGACGATGCTGGATCAGCTTCGCCAAATGCCCTATCTGGATGGCGCAACGGCGGCCCAACTGATGGAACGCATGGTCAATGAGGGGATTAACCCGCTCAACAAAGCGATCCAAGACCGCGATGTGGCGCTCGCGCAACTCTACAAGGACTACAAATCCCTTCGGAACAATGTCGGGCAGTCCCAGGGGGCGCAAGCGCAAAAAGACCTCGATTCTCGGTTTGTGAAAATCCGTAAAGAACAGGGGTTACCCGACGCGGAGGTTATCAATGAAGTCATGCAGGATATCTATCTCTCGCATGAAGGCGATAGCCTCGATTCTGAATTTCCCGCGATGATGCGAAGTCGATGGGAAGCGATTCAGAAAGCGGTGCGGGATTCCGATCGCGCGGCTGCGAAGAAGGCGAAGGACTCGCCGTTCCCCTCACGGGGAGGCGAAGTGTCGCCGACCAGCGGCAAGACCGGTGGCTACAAGACGCCCGAAGACCGGGCGAACGAATTGTGGCCCATGCTCAACCCCGGCCAGCAAGAATGAGGGATCGTCTCCGTTAAAGGAGGCACCTCGCTATGGCGAGTACCACTGATGTCATTGAGGCAATGAAATACACCTATGGTGTAGATCAAGTCCTCTATCTCGTCAATCAAGAAGTGGTCTGCTGGAATATGTTCCAGAAGATCAAGAAGCCGATGGGTGGGCGTGGTCAGTTCATCATGCCCATCATGGTGAAGAATCCAGGCGCGTGGTCGGGGCTAACCGAAGGCGGATCATTGCCCTCGAATATCAACCCAGACACGACCGAAGCGACGTTCAGCCTCCAAGAATTTGCGGGGCTGTACAACATGTCGTGGAAACTCATCCAAGACGCACGGAACTCGAAGTTTGCGTTCCAGACGGCGTTGAAGATGATGGAAGCGGGTTTCCGTCGCCGGATTCTCAAGCTCATCAATGCCGACCTGATTTCGGACGGGTTGGGCAAGTTGGCGATTATGCCAGCAGCGGATAACCAGACCACGATTACCGTTGATGCACTGCCGAGTATCGATCTCGGAATGACAGTCGATCTGATTGACGCTTCTGACAATGACGCTGATTTGGCCGCGTCTCGAACTGTGACGGCCATTGATGTGCCGAATCGTACTGTCACCATTAGTGGCTCTGCACCCAGCGGCACCGCCGCCGGGGATTTCTTCTGTATTGAAAATACGACGAAATCAGGAGCCATTTACCACACCGAAGGACTCTTGGGTGTGATTGATGACGCGAATCCCCCTTCGGGGAACTTTGGCGGCATTAATCGCAGCACCGCAGGTAATGAGTTCTGGGAATCGGTGGTGTTAGCAAACGGCGGGACGAACCGTGCGCTCACGGAAGACCTCATTATGCAACTTGAGGATTCTGTTCGTGAGAAGGGCGGGGGATCGCTGAATGCGTACATCTCCAACCTCGCCGTCGTCCGGCGCTATCACGAGCTGCTGCGCGAAGATACCTACTTCGCCATGAGTTCGCCGAAGGCGTTGGATGGCGGGGCGGGGGTGGGCCGTGATGGTGGCGCACAGCAAAAAGGCAAAGATGGTGGTGATGGACGGACGATCTATCGGTTCAGCGGCCAGCCGTGGCACGTCGAGCCGTATTTCGCTGCGAATACCATTATCGGGATGGACAAAAAGCACTTCTACCTCGGTCACGGGGAAAATGCAGTGCCGCGTCCAGTGAGTGAAATCTTCGATGGCACCCCGTTCTTCCGTCAGACCTCTAACGCGACCTTCGAGGTGGCGTGGTACTGGCAGGGGCAACTGCTGAGTGATAACCCAGCAGCCGGGGCGAAGATCGAAGACGTTGCTGAGTCGTAAACTGAGTAGGTGGGGGATCAGGGCCGTTTCTGGGAAGGTTGGCCCTGATCCCTGTCACTTCGCCAGAAAGTAGGAAGTTATGGGAATTAAAGCGATTGCACGCTTAGCGCCGGTTCATGTGGTCTACACCATTTCAGCAGGTGAAGCCGCTGATACTGGTATTTTTGTGGCCGATCAGGACTATCAGATTATGGATGTGCGTGAGGTGCATAGCACGGCAGGAGCTAGCAGCACCACCCTCGATGTGGGCATTGCGGCCTCGGGGACGGCTCCGGCCAGTCTCACCACCGCCTTGAGTTCGGCGTTGGCGTTGGATAGCACGGCGAATACGCCGGTCCAATCCACCCTGACCTCGACCTTGGCGAACCGCAAGATGGACAAAGGCGAACAACTCTCGTTGAATTACACCGGCACAGTCACCGCCTACGAAGGTTCGGTGCATGTGGTGCTGAAGCCGATTCGCACCAATACGACGTATTAGAGGGGTTATGGATATTTTTGATCCGGTGAAGTACTCGATTGCAGAGAATAAGTTCTTTCTGTCGCACATGGGGGAATCCCCGGTGGCGGCATTGCAAGACAGCCTTCCCGAAGGCGTCAACCCGGTCACGGTGCAGGAAGTCTTGGGAGAAGTCTACGAACGAGAAGAACTCAAGAAGCATCGAGGCAACGAGTGGGTGGGTCAGGCCGCGATTGTCTCCACGATTCAGACCTATCTCACCGAATGGCAGAAGTGGGGTGAAATGTCGAAGCGGGGTGCCCCTCGCTTCCCCACGCTCCATGCCTGGGACGGGAAGGGCCGACCGCATCGCGGTGGGATCGGATCAGATTCGCATCAGGTGTCAACGTGGATCGATAGCAACGGGAACCGGCATCCATTCCGCGTGGAGCTACAGCAGACCACGTTGCAGGATTTCCACCCCCCGTGGGTGAAAGAGGAAGAACCGCTGCCTGACGATCTCGTCCATGATGCCGAAAAGGGGTTTCTCCAGTGTCCGGTGGACGGCTGGAGTACCAATTACAACACCGACTCACGCAACGCCTACAACATGGCGCGGGCACGCATGTCTCGTCATTGCAAGACCAGTAAAGACGACCGGGTGCAGGAGTTCGGGCTGAAAATCTTCGGATAACGATGCCGGACGACCAGATCCGTCTGCCGCTGGCGTCCCATTCTCCCCCTCCATGTGAGGAGTCGCTGCACTTTTGGCATCCAAATCGGTTTGGGGTGCGGTTTGCCCCAACAGATTTTCGGGATCGGCTCCAGCGGATGCATCCCGATCTGGATGTCACCTGGCATCCACTGAAGGAACGCTGGTTGGTGTGGTATCGGCGTCCTCGCATTGAGCAGGGCTGGTTGTTGCTCTTTGTGGCCGAGGATTCCCAGCACCGCTACGTCCCCCTCGATGAACGCATTCTGGCCGCGTGCTATGAGCAGAGCGGATTCAAGTGGGGGTCAGGAAAAGCGTATTGGGCGCGAATCGAGGGCGAAGCGGAGCGCGATCAGGCGTACAGAGATGCGGCGCGGGAGCAGAATCTCGACGATGCCGGGTCCGATCACTGGAATCACACGAAGATCCAGATCAGCATGTGTGGGCACTCCTCGGGCAGTAAGTTCGTGAACCACCACGCGGGAGACTAATCGTGGCAACGGGACAAACGCTGCTTGACACGATGGAGGTCATGGATCGCGGACTCCAGCTCCAGTCCGGGGAAACCGGGGTGACACTGGCGCTGCGGGCGTTGAACGCCTCGCAAGATCACTTCGAGTCGATGATGGCGTTGCAGCCGAATGTCATGGGGTCCAGTGTCGGCACGGTCACTACGTCGGCCAGTACGGAAGCCACGGCTTACCCCACCGGCCTGACCCGTCTGGACCGACTCCAGTTCATTGACCCGGACACGAGCCGTCCGGCCTGGGATCTGGAACGGGTAGGACCGGTGGGGGATCACTATGCCTCACGGGTCATGTTTCCATCGGTTCAGTTCAATACGTCAACGACCGGACGACCCGTACGCTACTGGACGAATGGCAGCAACATTTACTGGGATCCGCTCCCGAGTGCCACGCATACGATTCGGTATTACGGGATGAAGTCGGCCTCGGCGATTACAGCCGGCGGCACGTTTGCCTATCCTGATATTGTGATGATGCCGATCGCGCAGTTTGCGGTACGGATGTTACGGATCGGGAAGGATGACGAAGCGGGGCCGGTGATTGATCTGGGAATGCAGGTGTTTGGACCGGTCATTCAGACAATGAGCCGGTTCAATCGGGATCGTGCGCCGGGGTATGACTACCGGTATATGCACACAGAATAGGAGTGCCGGATGGCGCAGGAAGATTTTACCGATCGTTGGAGTGTCCAACTCGTTAAACGGGCCAAGATTGATGCGGCCTCCAGCGGGAATAACACCCTGGTGGCAGCGGTCACGGGGAAGAAGATCCGGGTCTTGGCGGCCTTTTTCACCATGACCGGCACCGCCGTGACGATTCGCTTTGAGGATGGCGCAGATGGGACGGCGTTGACCGGGCAGATGGGACCGACCGCAGGGCAGACGATTGTGCTGCCGTTTAATCCCGTAGGGTGGTTTGAAACCTCGGCGGCCACATTGCTGAATCTGGAACTCAGCGGGGGGCAGTCCGTGGATGGGTCACTGGTGTATATCGAGGCGTAAATGGCTGATATTCAAGTTGTCAACACCGACTCGGATCTCTCCGAAAATACGCTCCTCACAGAAGAAAACGCCTACACCATCACGGGGCTGCACACGTTCAGTCGTAGCACGAATGCCCCGTTTGCGGTGGTGTCCGGCGCGGCGGTCGTGGCAAATCTCGATGCCGATAAGTTGGATGGCCTTCAAGCGACCGCGTTTGTGAAGGCAGATGGTACCGTGGCCCTCTCCGCAAACTGGGATGCGGGGGGGTACGAGATTCGGTCGAACACCTTCGAGAGCGATGTCGCTACCGGGACGATCCCGCTGGTCATTGCCTCAACAACCAAATGTACCAACCTTAACGCCGACAAGCTCGATGATCAGGAAGGCACCTACTACCTCGCCGCCGCCAATGCCACGGGCACGCTCGCGGTCGGTAAAGGGGGGACCGGAGCCACCACTCTGACTGATGGGGGTGTCTTGCTGGGGAGTGGCACCAGTGCTATTACGGCCACCGCCGTGCTGGGAGATGGCGTCATTCTGATTGGGGATGCCTCGGGTGATCCCACCACGTTGGATGTGGGCAGCTCCTCTGGCATCACGATCCTGGGCACGATTGCCACCGGGGTGTGGCAGGGGACGGATGTCGGTGTGGCCTATGGCGGCACGGGAGTCAGCACGCTCACCGATGGGGGAGTACTCCTTGGCAGTGGGGCCAGCGCCATCACCGCAATGGCGGTGCTGACTGACGGACAGATGATTGTCGGAGATGGGACTGGCGATCCCGTCGCCGAAAGCGGAGCCACCCTCCGCACCAGTATTGGCGTCGGCACGGGAGACAGCCCCACGTTTACGGCTGTTACCGCTGGACAGGTGGATATCACCGGAGAGGGCGATCTGCGCTTGCAGGACAACTCCGGGGGCCAGTATGTGGGCTTCGATGCCCCTGCCACGGTATCTGGCACCTACACCCTCACGATGCCTGCCGCGATTGGGTCGGTGAACCAGGCTCTGACGATCAACAACACGGATGGCACCCTGCAATGGGCAACTATTAGTGCGACCGCTGCCGGGTCTGACACGCAGGTGCAGTTCAACGATGGCGGCACGGCTTTCGGGGGTGACGCGGGACTGACCTATAACAAGACCACCGATGTCCTGTCGGTTGGGTCTGGCGTTGGGTTTCCCGCAACGCAATCGGCATCGGCTGGCGCAAATGTACTGGACGATTACGAGGAGGGA